AAGACTATCGCATCGCAGTTGAACTGCTCCCTAACATCTTTACACACGAACCTGAGAACCTTGAGTGGTTGATTGAACGCACAGAGAAGTGGTGTCAAGACCGTGCAGTGTTCAACGCAGTGATGGAGAGTATCTCTATCATTGATGGTAAACACGCGACCCTACAGAAGAACGCAATACCTGATGTTCTGAGTAAGGCTCTGGGCGTGACCTTTGACACCAATATCGGTCACGACTATCTGGAGAATGTAGATGAACGGTTTGACTTCTATCACCAACAGGAAGAACGTGTCCCGTTTGACCTTGACCTATTCAACAAGATTACCAAAGGTGGTCTGCCTAACAAGACACTGAACATCGCACTCGCAGGAACGGGTGTCGGTAAGTCATTGTTCATGTGTCACATGGGTGCATCTGCATTGTCGCAGGGTCGCAATGTATTGTATATCACTATGGAGATGGCAGAGGAACGTATCGCAGAACGTATTGACGCGAACCTGTTGAATGTTCCGATTGACCAGTTGGAGAACCTGTCAAAGGATATGTTCACTGACAAGGTGTCCACACTATCTGCCAAGACCAATGGTAAACTTATTATCAAAGAATATCCTACGGGTCAGGCAAACACATCTCACTTCCGTGCGTTGTTGAATGAACTGAAACTAAAGAAGAACTTCGTTCCCGAACTCATCTTTATTGACTATCTAAATATCTGTGCGTCATCACGAATGAAAGGAATGGGCGGTGCTATCAACTCATATTCATACATTAAAAGTATTGCAGAAGAAATTAGAGGACTCGCAGTCGAGTTCAACGTTCCGATTGTATCTGCAACGCAAACGACTCGTTCTGGTTATTCTAATGACGATGTTGGGCTTGAAGACACGTCCGAATCTTTTGGACTACCCGCTACCGCAGACCTCATGTTCGCCCTCGTCTCAAACGATGAACTGAACGCGATGGGTAAGATTATGGTCAAACAGTTGAAGAATCGATACAACGACCCGACCAAATATCAAAGGTTTACTCTGAAGGTTGACCGTGCTAAGATGCGACTTACTGATGACGATGATGCAGATGACCCTGTAGTGGATGACCGTCCTGCATTTGATAAGTCAGAAGCCGCAGAACGATTCAAAGATTTTAAGATGGAGTAGACATGGAAGCATTATTACACACAGCGATTGTCCTTGCGACAGTATTCTTTTCCTTTTGGTTTGGTCTCTTTCGTGGGTTTCAACGAGGACTGGAAGAAGGACTCGCAGAGGGTTCTGCAATCGCATTGAAACAAACGCTGGAATATATGCGTAGCAAACACGATATACATATCACAGACTATGATATCAATGAAGCATCGGAGTATCTGAGAAATGAGCGAAGTTAATCTTATCGCATTGAGTAAACCGTCTGCAATCACAGATTGTAAGACTGCTGCTGACCTGATTGCATATACCGCACGGGTGAGTAATCCTGCCAATCAGAATAATACTGAGACCGCACCTAAGTTGTTGCGTTACTTGATTCGAGAACAACACTGGTCACCATTTGAGATGGTGCATATGACTATGGAAATCAAAACGACACGCGACATCGCTCGTCAGATTTTGCGTCACCGCTCATTCTCATTCCAAGAGTTCTCTCAACGGTATGCTGTTGCGACTGAGTTTGAGACTCGTGAGGCACGACTACAGGATGAGAAGAACCGTCAGAACTCTGTGGAGACTGATGACCGTGACTTGAACGAGTGGTGGCAGATGCAACAGAAGAAAGTGCAGGGTCAGGCAGACCTCGCATATCAAGATGCGCTTGCGAAGGGTATTGCGAAGGAACAGGCTCGTGCCTTGTTGCCCGAAGGACTCACTCAATCGACATTGTATATGTCAGGCACATTGCGTAGTTGGATTCACTATTGTGAACTTCGTCGTGGTAATGGAACGCAGAAGGAACACGCATTGATTGCCGACAAGTGTTGGGAGATTATCGGTGTTCACTTTCCCGACATCGTAGAAGCATTGAATGACTGAGATTGTAATCCGCAATAAAGAGTTTCTCAAAACTCTGGATGACACACTTGATAAGTTTCTACCGCATACTGATGCGATGGTAGAACTTAGTTCGCATCTCGGCCCTGCTCCAATCGGAGAGGGTGAACAGTATTGTAAACCCGACCATCTGTGGGAAGTTATGAAACGAGACCACATTGGATTTCCTGAAGAAGGATATGGTTTTCAGGTGGCGCACGGTGCAAAAGCAAGACCCGAAATATTCGAACCACTGAAACTGTGGACTAAGAATGAACTGGTTCGTATCTTTGGTGCGAACAATAACTCTCTAACATCATACTATCCGCCCAAAGGATTTGTCGGTTGGCATACAAACTGGAATGCGTTTGGGTATCAACTCATTCTTACATGGAGTGAGAGTGGTGATGGATACTTTACTTATTATGATAAGAAGAATGATGAGTTTGTCAAACACGAAGATGTCAAAGGGTGGCAGGCTCGGTGGTATCGGTTTGGTCGTAAGGACGAAGAAGAACACCACTGTTGGCACGCTGCATGGACTGAATGTCCCCGCTTCACTCTTGCGTTTAAGTTTCCCTATGGATACCTATCAGAGAAACATGACCAAGCATATGACGCAATACAAGATTTAATTTATGATATCGAAAGTTCTTGACAAATCTATTGGGATTTGGTATAATACTAAAATGGAAAATCAAAATATCACACGGATTGCCCTAGTATTGTTACTGGCGTTATCCATCATCTCTGTTTTTAATCTTGGTGTTGAGGTGTTCTTGAAGGACAAGGAAGTTGTTGTTCAACACATGTCTGAATCGCCAGAGACACTTCTTATCGAAGAACTGTCTTACACAGAAGAAGACTTCTTGTGTATGGCATTGAACCTGTATCACGAAGCACGAAACGAACTCGATGCTGGTTTGTATGCTGTCGCAGATGTGACACAGAACCGTGTTAATGACCCACGTTGGCCGAATACTATCTGTGATGTGGTCTACGAAGCCAAGACATACACGGGAAGTGATGGTGAACAATATCCTCGTCGCAATCGCTGTCAGTTCTCTTGGTATTGTGATGGACGCAGTGATGACCCTCGGCCAGGCCGCGCATGGGAGAAATCTAAGTATATCGCAAGAATGTTCTTGACACACGATGAGTTTCGTGGTATAACAGAAGGTGCGACACACTATCATGCAACCTATGTTGACCCTCGTTGGGCGACTGCAAAGGGTATGCACATGGTAGGTCAAATTGGTGAACATATATTTTATAGGTGGAAGTAATGCTGTATAGTAAAAAAGTAAATCTCAAAGCGGGGTTCGATGGAACTCCTACGTTAGAAAACTATAAAGAATACTCTAACGATATTCAATACAAGTATGATGAAGACATGTATCTTGAAGAGTTAACTGCATATGTTGATGCGACATATGGTGAACACTATTCTAAGAACAAGTTCCAAGCAACTGAGTTCATTATCGACGGTGGTCATGGTGATGGGTTCTGCATCGGTAACATCATGAAGTATGCACAACGATATGGTAACAAGGATGGTCACAATCGTAAGGACATTCTCAAGGTGTTGCACTATGCACTCATTCAATTGCATGTGCATGATAGAGAGGGTCGTAACTAATGAGAGTTGCAATCACAGGTGTTGGAATTGTAGACACACTGGGTAACAATCCAGACTTGTGTTTTGCGAACTATTTGATGAAGGTTCATGAACCAACTCCATGCCGTATAGAACACTCTGGCGTATCACACCTGAGTTGTTTCTATGCCGACCACGACCTTATGATACCTGAGAATATTCAAACGTCATTGTATAATTCATTACATAAGATTAATCGTCTTGGTCTTCATAGTATCGAACAGGCACTCCTCGACATTCCTAAGAGCAGTAATGTTGCGGTGGTATATTCCACAATCACCGCATCAGGTGAGACTAATTTTCAGTTTCATGAGTATGTCAATGGACGAGCAAGGAGATTGAGACCACGAGCTCTCATTCAAGCACCACGCGACTTTCTTGTCGGTCTTGTCCCACAGGTATATAATTTTGATGGATTGACGGTTGCTCCCAACGCTGCATGTTCTAGTTCTCTCTACGGTATTGACTACGCAATGCGTCTGGTTGATGAGTATGATTATGTAATCTGTGGTGGGTCTGATGTGGGAACAGAACTTGGTGAACTCGCATACTTTGATGAACTAGGTGCAATCGGAACACACTCCGCACCTTATGATAAAGACCGTGATGGGTTCATCATGGGTGAAGGAGCGGGTTGTATCATTCTTGAGAATGAAGAACGAGCAAAGAATCGTGAAGCAAATATCTACGGATACATTCATTCGGTGGGTAAGGGTAATGATGGTGTTGCTGGCAAGGCCACTGCTCCTGACCCGAATAGTTCTGGTATCAAGAAGGCGATGAAAGAGACAGGATTTGACTATGACCAATTAGCATTTGTGAATTCACACGGAACATCTACTCCTGTGGGTGACGAACTAGAATTCAATGCAATTCGTTCTACGGTTGGTAATGTTCCGATTGTTAGTTTCAAATCAAAGATTGGGCATACAATGGGTGCAAGTGGTGTGATTGAATTGATTTACACTCTGACTGCATTGAAGCACAAAGTCATTCCACAAAATCATAATATTAAAAACGCAGTATGTGATGTTCACACAGAACCGATGGACACCAATCTAAGTTTCGCTCTCAAGAATAGTCTTGGGTTTGGTGGTAAGAATATATCAGTATTAGTAGAAGGAATACAATATGAATAGAAAATTAAAACGCACAACAGACGCTGCAATCAAGGGTGTCAACTACATTGATGGTGAACTCGCTATGTGGGGTGAAAAATACTCTAATGGTGGTGCAGTTCCCAAGTCTGTGAAACGCAGAGTTACACGTCTTGTTGAAGCCCGTAAGGTTGCAATTGATATGCAGAATGAGGAAGAACCTCTAAACGATATCGAAAAAAAGATTCTTGAAATGGAAAAAAGTTCTTGACATCTTAGTTTTCTTGTGTTATAGTATAAACATGATGGGAATTGAGGTTGGTTGGTCTACGTTAAAGTTCTCGAATTAGAGTGTAGAGGTTCGTGTTTCCCATGATGTATTTGTATTGGCATGTTATTAACAATATGCGTTATAAGAAAGGAAAGCTTATGAATTATGTAACTGGAAATTTTGATGTCATTGGAACTTGTCTTCAAGGTCACATTGATACTTCCTATGACCGTCTTGTAGAGACCTTTGGAGAACCTGTTCGGTTCACACCAGAACAGACCGATGGTAAGATTCAAGTAGAATGGACAATCAAATTCAATGATGGAACTCTTGCTACTATCTACGACTGGAAGGTAGAGGGTCAAACACCTGAGAGTGTAACCACATGGAATATCGGTGGTCATTCTCAAGCCGCTGTGATGAATATAATTGATGAGGTAATATAATGTCTGTAAATAAAGAAGTTGAAGCACTTTGCTATGAAGCACTAGAAGACGGCCCTAAGTTAAAACGGGAAGTTTATAAGTGGGTTACCGATTATATCAAGGAAGACCTAAATGAACGTCTATACTTGATTGATGGTCTTGCTAATTTTGGTTTCCGCCTTGAGCAATTGAAAAAGATTGGTGTCACAAATACTGCAAAATGTAAAGACCCTAATGAAGGTCTTTATGCGACAGGAACTTGGTATATCGAAGATAAGGATATTGCGTAATGCAACGTGCAGGAAAGACACACCGCGCATCGGGTGCTGAGAATGGTTCTGCAATGAAGGAAATGCTTTTCTTCAAAGCATGTAAGCAAGCACTTGAAGAGTATGGTCACGATGATGCCGCATTCTATTTCGAGCAGATAGAGGAACATCTTCGTAATGGTGGCACTCTTGACCAGAATAAAGCAGGAAATATTCTTGGAGTATAAATACAGATATTCGATGAAGCAAACCAAAAGGTAGACTGGACGCGGGTGCGATACCCGCCGCCTCCACCAAGCTCTCTCAAGGAGAGGCCACTCTGTGAGTTCCGTGAGGGGTTGTAGCAGAGGAGCAGAAACCCCTCACACTAAAGTTTCGGGGGCGAAACAGGTTCGACAGGTATTGATTAGGAATGTGGAGAATAGGTGTGCAAGCGACCTTAACCGTAAGAAACTCGTAAGTGCAAACGATAATTACGCACATGAGGGTTACGCTCTCGCAGCATAATCTTCGGGGTCAGAGGACGCCTAGCAACAGAAGTCCTCACTAATTTTTGGAGTATAAAATGTTAGAAGCACTGATTAAAAAACTTGAAGGCGACATCGCCATTGCGAAAGCAAACATTGATGTATATCTAAACCAGTCTGTTGGTATTGGAGAACATATCGATATTGTCGAGACTATCGAAAAAGAAGTCGAGAAGATGGCAGCCGCTGACGAGAAGATTGAAACTATTAAGAAATATTTCAACGGGGTTTAGCACAGCCTGGTAGTGCGCTCGCTTTGGGAGCGAGAGGTCGGAAGTTCGAATCTTCCAACCCCGACCAATAGACCCGATGATGTCTTAAAACTCGCTCTGGTCGGAGTAATCCCCAACGGTTGGTCGCGCAATAGACCCGCGAGACGCCCACGGTTAGCGTCTCATTTTTTTGTTCATAGAGACCTTTTTCCTTATAAATAGGAATGAGATAAAGAGGTAAGTGTGCGATATGAATGAAATATTCAGTTTGATTGCAGAACTGGGATTTCCTATTGCCGCAGCACTCATCGGTGGGTTCTTTATGTTCCTGACACTACGATACATTATGGAAGGTGTAATCGGTCAGGTTCAAGCAATCCACGGAATTGTAAGTGCTTTGGACAATAGGGTCAAAACTATGAATCACGACATGATTCGCATCGACACCACCATGTGTGTTGTTCTGGGTATTCGGCCTGACTTAGGTCGCATATCCAGAGCAGATGGTAAGAACGATGCGAGACGTGATTGATGGATATAGTAACAGCAATTAAAGATTTCGGATTCCCTATCGTTGCAGCAGTTGGTATGCTGTATATGATTTACTTCGTATGGAAAACCATCACGGAGAAGGTTGAGGCGTATCTGGGTGAAACCCATACAACTCTAATCGGTCTAATTGACCGTATTCGTATGCTTGACAACGACATTATACGATTGCAACAAAAGTTAGACACTGCAATCGAGATGAAGAGGCAGGACGATGAAGAGAACACCTAGAGAACAAAAGTCATGGGAGATGATGTCTAATGCAGGAAAGACTAGGGGAGAGTTAATCTTTAGTCCTGTATTGTGGTTTGCTGTCGGTATTTGTTGGGGTCTGGGTATAGGCCATGCAATCGGCGCACCAATCGAACATAACTTCAAATCCCCGTCATTCAATGGTGTCAATCAGTCATCACACTATCTGACGATTGAGAATCAAGAGACCTCACGCAAACAAGCATTAGAACAAGAAATAGAAGACTTACAAAAACAATTAGAACGAGACGCAAAGAATACGACACTTGCTAAGTTTATACGAAACGTAGAAAGTCGAATTTACTCTACACTGTCCAGACAACTCGTCGAAGAGATGTTCGGTGAGAACCCAACCAATCAAGGTGAATTTGAGATTGAGGGTGCGGGTATTTCATATGTAAAAGATGATGTAGAAAACAAAGTGGAGTTAACGGTAACTGATGAAGATGGTAGCCAAACTGTCATTGTTATTCCTATCGGCGATTTTGGTTTCTAGTTGCACCACTCTAGGTGGAACTAGCTGGGATATACCAGCACAACCAGAACCAGCGAAAGTTCAATTAAATCTTCTTACAGAACAATTACAGAACATTGAACCCCCGATAAGAAAGCCAACAGTAGCGATTTATTCGTTCACTGACCAAACAGGGCAGAAAAGACAGAACGCAAGCGGTGGGACATCATTCAGCACCGCAGTCACCCAAGCACCAGATGTATATCTGATTCGTGCTTTGACTCGTGCGTCTGATGGTAGGTTCTTCAAGGTAGTCGATAGGACTGCATTAGACTGGTTAACAAAAGAAAGACAACTCATAAGACAGACACGAAGTTCTTATGAAGGTGATGGCGCAAAGAAACTACCAGCATTGACATTCGCTGGTATGATTATTGCAGGCGGTATAGTGGGATATGACCACTCTACCGAAAGTGGAGGTGCTGGTGCGAGATATCTCGGCATAGGCTCCTCACGAGAGTTTAGTCGTGACACGGTGACAATCAACATGAGGTTGATAAGTGTTGCGACTGGTGAGGTTTTACTTGATGTCATAACAAGTAAGACCATACTATCTGTCGCATTTGGCGGAGATGTATTTCGGTATGTAGAACAGGGAACTAGACTTGTTGAGATTGAGTCTGGAACTGCCCGTAACGAAAGCGTTTCGATTGCCACTCAACGGGCTATTGAAACAGGTGTCTTAGAACTGATAGAACTTGGAAACAGAAAACAGTTCTGGACATTCACAGGAGAGTAAAATGAACACTTTGCAAAGAATATTTGTGATGTTGTTCCTAGTAAACGCAGGGACATCGCTCGCATGGGCTGATAATGCGGTCTACATCGACCAAGTAGGGTCAGGTGCAGATATCGACGTTACTCAAGATGGTAGTGGAAACAGAGTTAGTAATAACGCTAGTGACACAACCAAAATGAAGGTTGATGGTGATAACATTAATCTGAGTATCGATACCGTTGGTGATACCAACAAAGTTCTTGGTGATATTATAGGTGACAACACCGATGTTGATTTAGACATCGATGGCGACACCAACACAGTCACAATCGACATTGACGGAACTGACACCTATGGTGCTGGTAGCGGTAATGTAGTAATCGATTTGGATGGTGGTAATAACACACTGGACTTGAGCATTGGTAATAACGACCAAGCCACGGGCGCAGATGTTGACTGGATTGTTGACGGTGACTATAACAGCGTAACTGCTGATATTGACATCAACAACGCAACAAACAGCATTGACTTCTTAGGAAGTAATGTAACAATCGATTACGATGGTGACGGATATGATGGTCACTCTACGACAATCGATGGCGTTGGAACAACAAACTACTGGGACATTGATATCAAACAAGAGTCAACGTTGCAGTCTGATACATTAGACATACAAATTGAGGGCTCAGGTGACGCTACCACGGATAATACTCTATGCATCGCTCAGTCTGATTCTGGCACAGCAACCGGCTGTCAGTAAGGATGTAGGTCTCATTGACCGAGCAGTCGGCTGGAGACAAGTTGTAAGAGATACCAATGAACTCGAACCTGAAAAAGGGTTCGATATAATATCAAAAGACGACCTTCGCACAGGCGAGGGGCGTATGCAGGTGAAGTTTGTCGATGATTCGAAACTTCGCATGACCGAACACACACGCATTGTGATTGACAATGTGGTGTTTGATGATGACCCAAGCAAGTCTGACCTTGCAATGACATTCGCGCAGGGAACTGCTCGTTTCATTACAGGCAAACTTGGGACGATTGAGAAAGAGAATATTAGATTGAGAACACCGACTGCCTCAATCGGTATTCGCGGCACAGACTTTACTGTGACCGTAGACGAGTTTGGTCGCACACTTGTAGTATTGTTGCCCGATGTGAATGGGATATCATCGGGTGAGATTATTGTTGCAACTATGACAGGTGAGGTAGTATTGAATAAACCGTTTCAATCTACCACAACCTCTGTGAGTGAGATGCCTCCCACCAATCCTGCTATTCTAGACCTGACTCTAGATATGTTGGATAACATTTTGATTATCAACCCACCTCAAGAACGTATGACTAATGATGAGTTCTATGCTCTCATAGAAAAGAAGAACATCAATCCACTAGACATTGACTTTCTTGACGAACAACTTCTCGAAGAAGATGAACTAGACCGCGACTATCTGGAGTTCACGGAACTAGACATCGATTATCTGAATGTTGATTTCCTACAGAACTTGCTTGATGACTACTCAGACCTAGACATAGAGTTGTTAGAAGAGGAAGAAGATAAGGATACTCTTGTCAAAGGGACACTGGAAGGGTTTGACGGAGACACGCAGTTTAACACGATTGTCGATGGTGAGAAAGTCACACTGATTCGAAACGTGCAAAATATCGTAGAGATATCTGTATCGAACAACGAAGAGACAACAATCAACATCGACACCGAAGGCCGAGAGTTTGACCCTATCACCGTAAACGGTGGTGGTAGTTCTACTATAAATATCAAACAATGAAAACGTGGCATGTCCTTATTACACTGGGGTTGATGATAACCCTAAGACTGCTCGACCCCTTTCTACTTGAAAGTGCGAGGC